ATTGGCAGTTCCGGGGATTACGCCAAGATTGGCAGTTCCGGGGATTACGCCAAGATTGGCAGTTCCGGGGATTACGCCAAGATTGGCAGTTCCGGGGATTCCGCCCAGATTGGCAGTTCCGGGTATTCCGCCCAGATTGATTGCACAGGCAATGATTCCGTCATTTGCTGTGCGGGAAATGGCTCTGCGGTTAAGGCGAAAAAGGGCTGTTGGATCACCCTTGCTGAATGGGAGTACAACGAAGAAAAAGGCAGAAATGTTCCTGTTTGCGTCAAGACAGAATTTGTTGACGGCGAACGGATCAAAGAAGATGTGTTCTATATTCTGAAGAACGGCGAATTTAAGGAAAGGAATTGATTATCATGTTAAATCACATCACCATCATGGGCCGCTTAACAAAGGATGTTGAGCTGCGGAGAACCGGCACCGGCACGGCTGTTGCCTCTTTCACCATCGCCTGTGACCGGGACTTCGGGCAGGACGGACAGAAGGAAACGGACTTTGTGGAGATCGTTGCATGGAGATCCACGGCGGAGTTTGCTTCCAAGTATTTCAGCAAGGGCCGCATGGCTGTTGTGTCCGGCAGACTCCAGATCCGCTCCTGGACGGACAAGGACGGCAACAAGCGCAGAAATGCCGAAGTGGTGGCGGACAACCTCTACTTCGGGGACAGCAAGAAGGATGAACGGGCCGCCGAGGGCGTCGGCCCCTACGGCTTCCCGGAACCCGGTGAGTTTCAGCCCCTGACTGAGCCTGACGAGAGGCTTCCGTTCTGATGAGGGGGAATACATACATGGAAAAGAAAATTCTGGATGTAACCTGTGGATCTCGCACGATTTGGTTTAACAAGAACCATCCTAACGCTCTCTACTGCGACAGACGAAAAGAAACGCACTTCAATATCTGGAAGAATGACAACGGGAAGGCGGAACGAGCCTGTGTCATTGAACCCGACATTCAATGCGAATTCACCGCACTGCCGTTTGAGGACAATTCCTTTTCCCTTGTGGTATTCGATCCTCCGCATCTGATCAAAGCGAAAGAGACGGCGTGGCTGGTCAAGAAGTACAGCAAACTTGACGAATCGTGGCCAGAAATGCTCCGGGATGGGTTCAAGGAGTGCATGAGAGTCCTAAAACCGGATGGGGTGCTGATCTTCAAGTGGTCGGAGTATGACATTCCGGCTGATAAGGTCTGGAAGGCAATCGGACAGAAACCCCTGTTTGGTCACCACAGCGGAAAGAAAAGCAAAACCTTTTGGGGATGTTTCATGAAACTGGACGGTGTGGAAGATGGCGATCAATAGCAAACAGAAGGGCGCACGGTTTGAGCGGAAACTGGCAGGACTCTTTCGGGAACAGGGATATGACGATTCCCGGAGGACGAACCAATACTGCGGAAACACCGGGGATGCCTCCGATGTGGTAGGGCTTCCGGGAATCCATGTGGAAGCGAAACACGCTGAAGCGATGCGCCTGTACGAATGGATGGCACAGGCCATCCGGGATGCGGCAGCAAATGGGAAGGGCAACCTTCCCGCCGTGTTCCACAAGAAAAACAATGCCGATATCCTTGTCACGATGCGGCTGGAGGATTGGTTCCACCTGTATCGGGAGTGGGAGTCAGGCTTCGATTTGAGAGGAGAACAAAATGCCGAGAAAGATTGAACCCATTCACGGGTTTCCCCGGCGGCTGCGGATGGCAATGACCTTGCGGAAGATGAACAGTGCGGACATTATGCGGCGGTCAACACTTGGGCACGGGCAGATCAGCGAGTATTTGAACGGTCACAGAGAACCCACGGTTTCTTCCTTCCTGCACCTTTGTGAAGCGTTGGAAGTGTCCGCTGATTTCCTGCTTGGTCTGACTGATGACCCCCGGATCAAAAACAGAAGAAAGGTTGATGACAATGGATAAGATTACTCAACGCCAGAAAATCCTTGCATTTTGCGAAGAGCACGGCTCCATTACTGTGAGAGAGGCTTTTGAGAAGCTGAACATCAACAGCCCCACCAAGCGGATCAGCGAGATGCGGGACATGGGCTATGAGGTGGAGATAGCAAGCGAATACCGGGAACGGGAAGACGGCTCAAGGGTGTTCTTCAATCGGTACTGGATCGGCCCAAAGAGGGCACAGGCATGAAGGACGAGACCTATCTGTTCATCTCCGACTCCAAGGAGAAAAAGAGCGTTGCAAGAAGTGCCTTCAACAAAAGAACCCATTGCGGAAAGGGCGGATGCAGTCTGCCTTCCGACAACATGACGAAAAAGGAGTTAAATGCTATGAACGGCGAAGTAATCAGCTATCCAATGAACGATCCTCTTCCCTATGCGGAGTTTAAGGCTCTGCCCGATGACATTAAGGTGCTTTACATTACGGCTTTGGTGAACAGATACGATGTGCCAATTGCCAACATGGCGGAAATGATGGGAGTACACCACACCACACTCCGCAAGGAACTGCACCGAATCGGTTTCGCCCAGGAAAACAGAGGCAAGCGAGGGTGGAGCAAGGAGGACAAGGAAGCCTTTTATGCATGGGCGCATTGTGTGCCGGTGCAGAAGGAGAAAGCCCCGGAGAAGCCTGCGGAGAATCCCACGGAGGGCGAAACGGTGACTAAGAAGAGACTTGTCCCCATGTGCGGCGAGATGACATTCGCCGGCAAGTCTGACGAGGCTCTGGAGACCATCCGGGCGATCTTAGGGGGGGGCAGAGGCAACCATCACGGTATCGTGGAATCTTCTTCCGACAGAAGGATGTGAGGACAGTGGCGGATGTTAAGTGGATCAAGATCACCACGGATATGTTCGACAATCGGAAGATCAAGCATCTGCGGAGACTGCCGGAGGGCAACAGCATCGTCCTGATCTGGGTGATGCTCCTGACGATGGCAGGCCGGTGCAATTCCAGCGGCATGATCTTTCTGACGGAGAACATCCCGTACACGCCCAAAATGCTGGCGGACGAACTGGACTTTGAGGAGAACACGGTGCAGCTTGCCCTTGGTGCTTTGGAGCAGTTGAACATGATCGTCACGAACAACGGCTTCTTTACCATCGCCGGATGGGATGAACACCAGAACATTGAGGGCATGGAGAAAATCAAAGAGCAGAATCGTCTGCGGCAGAAACGATGGTATGACAAGCAAAAAGAACTACCTAACGTAACACCTAACGTTAGGCTAACGGAACCTAACGCAACAGAAGAAGAGAAAGAAAAAGAATCAGAATCAGATTTAGATATAAGAGATATGGAGGGTAAGCCCTCCTGTCAACAGGTTGTTGACCTGTACCACTCCATCTGCAAATCGTTTCCCAAACTGAGATCCGTTTCCGAATCACGGAAGAAGGCAATCCGGGCAAGGCTGAATACATACTCTCTGGAGGACTTCAAGACGGTGTTCCAGAACACAGAGGACTCCACCTTTTTGAAGGGGAAGAACGGAACGAACTGGTCTGCCACCTTTGACTGGCTGATGAAGGATGCAAACTTTGTGAAAGTTCTGGAAGGGAACTATGCCGACAAGGGCAAAAAGGAGAAGCTGCCGGATTGGTTCAAGCAGAAGCCTTCCGATATGCAGAAGGAAGCCATGAAGAAGCTCATGGAAGAAGACTTTTCCCAAGAGGCGGAACAGCTTCGGAGGGAATTGCAGGAGTCATTTGGAGGTAAAAGATGACTGACAGAGAAAAGCTGGTGGAGCTGATTGGGAGCGTCTATGTAAATATTCCCCCGCAAATTTACAGAGCCGTGGTGGACGATACCGCCGCCGCTGTGATTGCCGACCACCTTCTTGCCCACGGCGTGATCGTCCTGCCCTGTAAGGTGGGGGATACGGTGTATTCCAAAGATGGCAAGGAATGCGAGATTATGGACATTTGTATCGGTAAGAACGAGATTGCCGCACAGGTGAACTTTGAATGCGATTATAACTGCGAAAACTGTGCCTTTAATTCATGGCACACTGAGTTCTGCGGTGAAAATTCGTGTGATGGGGAATGGGGGCTGGCTCTTGTTCCATTTTCCGAGATTGGCAAAACCGTATTTCTCACCCGCGAGGAAGCAGAAGCGGCGTTGAAGGAGGGGCAGTGATGGCACGAATGAAGTTGGATTACAACAACCTTGTGCGGCAGATTGACGAAGTAATGTCAAACAGCCGCTCCAAGATAGCAAGAGAAAAGGGCTTTGGTATAGGAATTGGGCTTAATCTTTTGACAATGTATTTGAAAGATATTGCCGAAAGAGCGATAGAGTTAAACGATGATGTGCTTCTTGGATTGCTTTTGGATTTGCACATCATTTCTCGAACAGAGGAGGACAAGCCATGAGTTTGATTGATTGCCGGGATTGTGATTCGAGCCGCTGCAACGGGTGCAACATCTACATTTTGGCGACAATGCTTAATCAAGGCAAGCTAGACTGTTTGATGGATGACCACCATACTATCACCATCAACCCGGAAGAACTGCGGCCCAAGGGCGAATGGATTAGACCTACGAAAATCAATGGACGGTCTTTCAATATTCCGCATTGTTCGGTTTGCGAGGGTGTCCCTTGTGGCGTCGATGAAAATACACGCTATTGCCCCAACTGCGGAGCGAAAATGGAGGTAACATGACCAAAAGAAAAATTAGCATTCTTGGTGTGGTATACACCATAAAAGAACAGTCAGAAGCAGAAAACGAATTGCTGAAAGGCTGTGACGGCTACTGCGATTGGACAACAAAAGAAATTGTTGTGGAAAGAGAAATGTGCGGCACATTGAATGACATGGATGTGTATGTGCGAAAGGTTATGCGGCATGAGATTGTCCACGCTTTTCTGCTGGAAAGCGGCTTGAATGAATGTGCAAGCAATACTGATAACTGGGCAATGAATGAAGAAATGGTGGACTGGATTGCAAGACAAGGGCAGAGAATACACAACGCGTGGGAAATGGCGGGTGCTTTGGATTGACAGAAGAAATCTGGAAGCCCGTTGAAGGCTATGACCATCCCTATGAGGTGTCCAATCTTGGGCGGCTGCGAGGGCCACGGGGGATGCTCCACGGCACCATTTCCCACGGGCACATCCGTGTGACCATGCGCCTGGGGAAGCGCAGCGTGCAGCGAAACCTCCGAGATCTGGTGGCCCTGGCATTTGTGCCGAACCCGGAGGGACTGCCGGATGTGGGCTACATCAACGGGTGCAGCGTGGACTGTCGGGCAGTCAATCTGCAATGGATCCCGAAGCGGCACAGAGGCCCAACAAAACGGGACGAGCCTGAGCCTGCACCACGGCAATGCCGCACCGTGCCCAAATGCCCCGCGGACTGCATCCATCGGGGATATTGGGACACCCATGTGTGGTGCTGCGAGTACATCCTGAACGTGGGAAAGCGGAGGCCCTGTCCTGCCGGGCCGGAGTGCACCGTGTATGTCCCCAAGGGGCGCAAAAAGAGAAACACATGGAATGACGCAAAAAGAAAGGAAGATAGCAATGTTTAAGAAACTGAAGGTCATGCTGGACAAGGGTGCCTATATGCCTACAAGAGCGCACAAGGAGGATGCCGGACTGGATCTGTATTCCACGCACGATGTGTGGGTGTTCGGGAGAGACTGCGTGACAATTGACACGGGAGTCCATGCGGCGATACCC